GCTACAGTGCTTGGTTTGACATCAGATTGGATACGTATTACAGATGAATACAATCAAAGCAAAGATCCAGACAAAGATGAGAAGTGGTTAGAAAATCGAGTAAAGCCAATACTGACTGCATTAAAATCAAACATGTTTAGTAAATCTTTTATGGAAGGTTTTTCAAACATTACAGAAGTTGTGGCTGACCCTGCTCGTTACATTGAATCATTTACTGCGGCAGGATTAAGACCTCTGTCTCCTGCATTCTTAAACATGGTTGCACGCTCAACAGATTCATACGAACGCTTGGCTACAACACCACTTGAAAAACTACAGCAACGGTTCCCAATAATTCGTAGGGATTTGCCTATGGAATACGGTGCTATTGGTGGGCCACGTGAGACAGACTTTATACAAGCAATTACAGGCTTCGGTGTTAAGTCAACACCGCAATCAGAACTACAACAAGAGTTAACTGATCTTAACTTTACCAAGGGACGTGTAGGTGACACCATCATGCGAGTTGGTCTGACCACTGAACAGCTTGGTGAGTTCAGACAGATGTCAGCAGAGATGCTCACACCAATACTTGAGAGATTGATTAGATCACCATCGTACAAGAACATGAGTAAGTCACGTCGAAAGAAAGTACTTGAGGATGTAACAACTAAAGCGCAAGGAAAGATTCGTATGGCTTACTTTGCTCAGTTACGTAGAGAAGATCCTGAAGTAGCGCGTAAGTATTACAATCAAGAGATCTTGAAGCGTGGACTAGAAGATGATATTCCTCAGAGGGCTAAGTAGGTTAACTTGGTTAACCTCAAAAAGAAGGGGACTATGAAGTCCCCCTAAGTCCACTGGAGGGTGGTTCAGTCTTCAACGATGCCGTAGACATCGCCGATCATGATCTTTACAAATGGTATGTTAATAATAAAACCATTGAAGAAGTATACTTCTGCCTCATCAATAGTCTCCCATTGTTTAAAACCTAATACTGGTTGATCTTCCACTGTCTCTGCTGACAGTCCAAATACGTGGTGAAATCTAGCTGTTACCATCCCCAATCTTCTCCTTCCAAACCATGTGCATTGTAGTCTGTAACTCTCTTCTCAAAGAAGTTAGAAATAGAACTACCTCCCAACAACTCTTCCATCCACGGTAGAGGGTTCTCTTTAACCTTCCAGTTCGTCTTAAGACCAAGTTGCAGTAAACGTCTGTCTGCGAGGTAGCGAATGTACTGCTTAACATCTGCCGCCGCGAGACCTTCCAAGTCACCCATCTCATACGCAAGATCAATAACCCTGTCTTCAAGTTTGACTGCAGTCCGAAACATCTCGTAGATATCTTTCTTGAAATCATCATTCACTACTCGTGGATGCTCATCGCAGAACTCCCTAAATAATTTAGCCATACCTTCTGCGTGTTGTGACTCATCACGTACTGACCACTCAACAACTGTACACATTCCGGGCATCTTACCCTGACGTTGATAATTTAAGAGCATAGCAAACGCACTGAACAGTGACATGCCTTCATTAAGTACAGAACGTGCGATAGCCAGTGCAGTTCCTTGATGACTATGCATGTCAATGTCACCCATAAAATCTACCTTCTCAGCCATCTGCTGATACTCTAAGAAGGTTGTGAACTCTTCTTCAGGTAGTCCCAGAGTATCATTGAGCAGGGCGTAGGCTCGTTGGTGGATGAACTCTCGTGAAGCAAAGGCCGTGAGCATGGCTCTGATCTCATTGTTCTTGAACTTGGGAATGTAATACTCCAAGTAGTTTGTTCCAACCGCCACGTCTGTTTGTGTAAATAACCGCAGGATCTGGGTGATGTGGTTCTTTTCTTCCTGCGATAATGCTCCTGACTTCCAATGATTGACATCCGTCTGTAACTCCAGTTCGTCCTCAATCCAGTGGATACGCTCATGTTCTGTTGCGTATGTCACTGCCCAAGGGTATGAGAATGGTTTATAGCTTTTGCTCTGTTCCTGCAAGCTCATATATTTGTTTCTCCAGTGTGTCTAGTTTATTGGTCAATTGTTGTATGACTGTAAAGCAGTCATTAAGTAATCGTTTATTAAATGGGTCGTGGTCTTTCACCAAGTCTAATATCTTAAGTAATGTTTGTGCTTCTTCTTTCATATGTTATCCTTGACAACTTACGCATACATCATCATCCTCAAAGTCCTTGAGAGCATTACGATCTACTTTAGTCCCAACCTTTTCCGCTGTAACACCTGCAGTCGTTCGGAGATAGTATAATCCTTTAAGTCCTTCCTTCCACGCCTTGAGGTGTACCTGATTGACAATAGCCTTGTCAGTCCCGGACGGGAAGAAGACGTTAACACTCTGTCCTTGGCATATAAAATCCTGTCTTTTAGCGGAGTGTTCAACAACCCATCCCTGATCGAGTTCAAACGCTGTCTTAAACGTTGCTTTCTCATCGTCGGATAAGAACTCCAAGTGCTGTACAGATCCTTCGTTCTCAATGATAGACTGCCAAACCTTCTTGGTATTCTGGTTGTATTCATCTAACAGTTCTTCCAGATATGTATTACGCACTGTATGACTGCCTGCACGAGTACGATGCACATAACAATTGCTGATACGAGGCTCAATAGAAGCACTACAACCACAGAGAATGGAACTGTTAGCATTGGGTGCAATCGCGAGCAAGTGCATGTTACGAACGCCAGTGCCTTCTCCATCAGGACACTCTCCCCGTTCAGTAGCCAGTGCATAAGTGGCTTCCTTAGCCTGTGACTTAATCTCTTTAAAGATACCATAGTTCTCACTCGCCGCTTGCCATGACTCCCACGCTATGCCTTTGCCTTGGAGGTACCCATGGAAGCCCATTGCTCCAAGGCCGATTGAACGCTCTCTATATGCTGAGTAGACAGCTTTTCCCAGTTCTTCTGGTGCGTTGTCGATAAAATATTGAAGCACGTTGTCCAAGAGTCGGATAAGGTCTCCAACCATTCCACTTGTTCTCCACTCGTCATACTTTTCAAGGTTGACTGAGGAGAGACAGCAGACTGCTGTGCGTTCTTCATTTGTTGCGAGATGGATTTCATTGCAGAGGTTACTGCCATTAATTGACAATCCAAGTTTTCTTTGAGCCTCTGGTAAAGATCGTCGGGCTGTGTCGATAAAGTTAAGGTATGGGCTACCAGTTCTGAACCTAGCTTCAAGGATTCGTTGCCACAGTTTGCGAGCTTTAACTGTATCTCTGACAATTCCTGTATTCGGGTCTGTAAGGTTGAAGTCTGAATCATTTATCACTGCCTCCATAAAGTCATCTGTGATATTCACTGCGTTAAATAAATTAAAACACTTGCGGTTTATATCTCCACCCGTTGCTACTTTGAAGGAAACAAACTCCTCAATGTCAGGGTGCGATACATCCATGTATGCGGCATAGCTACCTTTTCTTGTCTTTCCTTGTTTGTAAGCTGTCATCTGGCTGTCCACTACTTTCATGAACGGTATCGGGCCGGGGGCTTTGTCGCTGATCCCTCTCACGTCTGACCAATGCCCACCCACACCGCCGCCCTTTACGGAAAGCCATGCTACTTCACCATTATGTTCAATAAGAGAATTAAGAGTGTCGCCCACGTAAGTAAGGAAACAGCTAATAGGCAAGCCACGTATTTTTCCGTTCGGTTCCGGGGCATTGCTGAGGACAGGTGACGCAAACATAAACCAACCTTTTGAGGCATAGTCATAAATGCGTTGTGCAAGTTCCATATCATCTTGGCAGTAAGCCACTGCAGCACGAGCGAAAGCTTGCTGAGGACTCTCTTCACTGTCGAGCATGTAGTAATCACGCATAAGCGTAATAGCTTGGTTGCTGAGGCGATCATCTCTTTCATCATCAATCGTTATCCCAAGGTGTTGTTTCATCTAAATCTAACTCCAGTGTCTCTTGTTTTTCTTCGACCCGATCAGAAAACCGATCTATCAACTCAGTAGAGGTAATATCTAATGTTTCCATAACAGTTACCTCATCTAACTGCTTGAGTTTATCCTTAACTTCTTCAAGGGTAAGCATCTATTTTACCACACTTCAATCAATTTGTCAAGGTAATGTTTGCATTTTTGCAAGTCTAACATACCGCCTTTATCTTGAAACCTAGCTATGTATTTGATTACATTGCCTATCAAAAATCCCTTAAACTGTTCTTCAGTCATCCATTCCTGCATAGCGTCCCAAGGCTGAATGTCTTTCTTTGTGTAGTGAGTACCTCCTAATTGATACTCACGAGCCATTGAATGTAAATCAGGCATAACGCTCCCTCAAGTAGTTAATAGACACAGGCATCTCATCGAACGATCCATCAGTGACTTCATGTAGCATCCAGATACCAGACCATGATCCGTTAGTCTGAGGATTCAAATAGTCCTCATCATGTTGGTAATAGATACCTGCAAACAATCCAGTAATGCGCTTACCGTCAGCACGTTTAGCATATGAGATGCTACGATCTTGAACGTGACCCATCACACAACTCATATGTTGCTTAGTCAACAAAGCATTTGATGAACTTACTGGTCGTCCCATAACGCCAGATACAAAGTAATGACTATAACAAACGCCATCAATAACAACTGGCTGTAGAAAATCATGTACCTCCCACCCCATCTCAGTTAAATAAAGATCATTGAAAGACATCAACCCTTCTAGTTTAGGGTCAGCGTTGATTGCACGAGCAATACGATACTCATGGTTGCCTAACGTAAATACTAAACGTGGAGTCCACTGTTTGTGCTTGTTACGGGCAAGCCTCTTCTGCTCCTTCTGAATCGGAGCGAGGAATGTCTTCATGGCTTCAATACCTGAGTTAATATCGTTGATATAACGACGCCCCTCAAATGACTTCTTACCTACGTCATAGGTTGACAACGAGGGCAAGTCAAAGTGGTCTCCAATGTGTACGATAACGTCAGGCTTCTTCTCAACGGCATATTCTCCTGCCCATCTCAGGTGTTCAATCGGATGTCCCGGCTTAACTTGAGTGTCAGGTATGACCATGTGTTTCATTTCTGATTCCTCAGTAACTCAAAGAAATGCTCTGCATCAACTACTGCGAGAGGTTTTCTTCTGTTTTCTTTAACGATGACAAGTGGCTGTGCATCACCTCTATTGTTGCACTGGTCAACATAGCGATAGACTCCAACTCTCGCAAGCGACTTGCATTCGACATCATACGAGAAAGACTTGCGAGCCAGAGGGCTAAGTTGAACATCAGAACCACTAACACCCATACTGGTTGATCGAACATCATCACTCTCCAGGTGCGGATACGTCAGAAGAATCTGCTCCGCTGCCCACTGTTGCAGTTTCCTGCCCTTGGCCTTCGCGCTCTGTGTTTTCATATGGAGGCTCCCATAACTGATTAGGATAGCGTTGAAGGAACAGTAAGCGTCCATTCTCTACTGCTCTTTCAACACTGCCTAACTTCTCTACGCAAATGTCAAACATCTTCTGTTCTGATTTGCCTTCCAATAGCTTCCTCGCTTTGACAGGGCCGATACCGTCAACACCAATGATGTTGTCGATTCTGTCTCCAACGAGGAACTGCATATAAAAGTTAAGCAACCCCTCCTCTGGTTTGATGTAATACTTGCTCTTCTTAACAAAGTTGTAGTGCCATCCCTGCACTTGGTCAAAATCTTTATCAAGAGAAACAATGATAGATTCGTCACCTAGTGAGGTTGCCGCAATTGCGATCTCATCATCAGCTTCGTTTCCATCAGAGACGACACCATTCCATGAGGATACAAGATAGTCCCGTAGTAGATTGATATGGATAGGTTTATCTTTTTTACGGTTTCCCTTGTACTTCTCAGTGACGGCGACTTCATGCCGGAAGTTGGTTTTACCAGTGAGGTAAGTTGTCCACTCTCCACAATCAATATCGTGCATCAACATATCTTCCAAGAATGAAGCCATCGTTCTGATAGCAACATCTTCGGCATCATTGTTGGTTGCAAAACCTATGCGATAGCAAAGGATGTCACCGTCAATCAGAGCTTTCACAGTGTGTCGTCCGCTTCCACTAAATCAGAAACATCAACACCGCCACCAGTGTACTCATTCAAGTCAGTTACTACCATCTTGACAATCCCAAGGGAGATGCCCTTCTGACCTGTTGGTGACTTCCAACCATAAGGCTTAACCATGAGGTTAGCTTTAGAGCCGTTGCCCACTTTAGTCGTTGCAGGAATCACATCACCGTTCTTGTCGTATGGTGTAATCTCGTAGTTGGAAGATTTACAAGTGACAAACGCATTGCGATCGTCTTGCTTGTTGCGAATCTGTATACCTGCCTCTTCGATCTTAGCAATCTGATCGTCAGTTAGGTTAGACAAATCAACCTGAAACTTATTACTAAGTTGGTTGCGCTCATAAAGGAACGGCCAGTACAGTTCCACATTCTCTAACTTAAATACTTCACTCATTACTTTTCTCCTGTAAGGAAGTAACTATATTATAACACATTAATTTAGTGTGTGTCAAACCATGTTTTACCAATTTTTGCTTCGGCATCTACTGGACATCGAAAGCCCAAGGTAATCCCCGCTTTACGGGCAGAGTCAACCATGATTGCCGCAACTTCTTCGCCATATCTCTCCTCTGTTTCAATCTGTATTTCATCATGGACAAACGCAACCTGCTTAACAGGGAGCTTTCTAGTCTTGAATGTCTGGTGCGCTTCAACACACCATTGCTTTGCAATAATAGCACCGCATCCTTGAAGCAGGGTATTGAGGGCTGCGTGTTCTGATCTGACCAGTATTCTCCGACCGTCCAAGCCTGGTACATACCCTTTGCTCGCCACCGTCTGCACCTTCTCCATAAGTTGTTTGAGCTTAGGGGTATTGCTATAAAAGTTACTGAGAGTCCTCTGAGCTTGCCGTTTACTTGTATCAAGTATCGTTGATAGTTTCCCAATCCCACATCCGTATAGGAGTGCATAGACCATCGTCTTTGCAGTAGGTCTGTCGATACCTGCGGCGTTAGCGTTTTTCTGATGAATGTCCCCATTCAATAACTCCTCTTGCCAATCAGGGTCTTGCATATAATGAGCTAGACATCTCAACTCGATCCCAGAAAGGTCTGTCCCGACAAGAACATTCCCGTCAGTTACCCTCCATAAAGCCCTACATTCAGCTCCATACTCACTGTTGACATTAGGGATTTGTCCCATGTTTGGTTTCTGATGTGTCATACGTCCAGTCACAGCACCATTAGTGATCACCCTACCGTGTACCCTACCGTCATCCTTGACGTTATCAATCCAAGAGTCTAACAAACCAACACGCTTCTGTATCATCAGATATTCTGCAATCAGTTGTGCTTCAGGTAAGTCAATAGCCTTGAGCGTACCTTCGTCAACTATGATAGT